GGTAAATTAATGGCTAGAACCGCCTCTGGAAAACATGCTTTTGGAATATCCGATCGTTCTGGGTTTCGATATAGGCTTAAAGACATGCGAAAAGAGTGGAACGGTATGTTTGTTGGGAAAGACGAGTACGAATCGAAACATCCTCAATTAAGTCCAAGCAAGGTGACCGCTGATCCGCAAGCTTTGCGAGATGCTAGGCCCGACAACGCCGTAGAAACCACAGGATTTATAGTTTATACTAATATAGACGATGGAATAATAGGTTTTACTTTAACCTCAGATCTTGAAGGAACGGGATCTATTGGAACAGTGACGGTGACAACGACATGAGCTTTACATATTCAGGATTAAAAACCGCTATACAGAATTATGCGGAAAACACAGAAACAACGTTTGTAGCGACCCTAGATACTTTTATAAAGACTGCGGAAGAAAGAATATTAAAGGCAGTAGACTTAGAATATTTTAGAAAAAACGCTACGGCTTCTATGACTTCTGGAAATCAATATTTGGCTACTCCATCGGACCTTTTATCGGTTTTCAGTCTTTCTATAACAAGTTCCAGTTCTAAACAGTTTCTTTTACAAAAAGATGTAAACTTTGTTCAAGAGTTTAATCCAAATTCTTCTACTACAGGAACTCCGCGTTATTATGCTCGTTTTGACAATAGTAACTTTATTATAGGACCCACTCCAGATGCTTCGTATGTGACTGAAGTTCATTATTATTATAGACCCACAAGTTTAACCGCGGGTAGCGATAGCGGAACAACATGGCTAAGTACAAATGCTCCAAATTCTCTTTTATATGGAGCGTTAATAGAGGCATATACTTTTATGAAGGGCGAACAGGATGTAATGGCTATGTATGATAAGCGCTTTATGGAGTCCTTATCCAGATTAAAAGATTATGCTGAAGCTAGAGAGAACACAGACGCATACAGAAGAGGGTTACCAGATAGGCCAAGAACATGAGAGTAGCGATAGTTGGACTTGGTGGAAGCTATGCCGATTACATAGCGGCTCGGATAAGGTCAGAAAAATTTGACGAAGTTTGGGGAATTAATTGTATTGGTGCAATAATTCATGTGGACAAGACCTTTATGATGGACCCTGTGTCCCGTTTTTTAGATACGGATAATGCAGGATTGCAAACAGGCATAGCCAATGAATTTCTTAAAAAGAACAAAAAGCCTATCTACACTTGCCAACTGGATAAAAGAGTCAAAAATCTTAAACTATATCCACTCGAAGAGGTCATTAAATCTACCAATCTTTGTTATTTTAACAACACTGTACCTTACGCTATTGGTTATGCTATATATCGTAATGTCTCTTCCATTTGCCTTTATGGGATAGATTATACATATAAAGACAATATCTATATGGCAGAATCTGGAAGAGCTTGCACAGAGTTCTGGTGTGCTACGGCTGTATCAAAAGGTATAAAAGTAGAAGTTGCTAACAGATCCGGGTTGTTAGATACAAATGTGCCTGATAATGAGCGTTTGTACGGATATCACAGATTAGACGATCCCTTGGTTCAACAATTTAATGAAGCGGGTCTTTTGATTACAAAACAGTCTGAAGTTGATCCACCAGAACCTATAGACAATAAACCTATACTTTTTGGAAGACATGATTTACAAAAAACAAACGGAGTTGATAAGCATGTTTCAAATTAATGCAGCGGATATAGGCACTGTAAAAGTAAACACCTCTCAAAATGGAGGTTTTTCAAGCGATCAAATTGCAGATATGGCTACGGATAAGATAGTGTATGTAGCAGATAATGCTCCTCCTGCTATACAAGAACAAGCTCGCTTGTTTGCAGATCGTGTAAGAAATTTACTTAGAGGATATGTTGATTTGGCAAAAAAAGAAGAACGTGCTACAATCATACAAGTAATTGAACAAACTGGTAATAAAGAATTAGCTAATATTATAAGGAGGCTATAATGGCAATAACACAAGCAATGTGTACATCTTTTAAACAAGAATTGATGTTAGGCACACATAATTTTGCGACTAATGGCAACGCTTTTAAGCTTGCTTTATACGCAGAAGGTGGAGGAGGAAAATCTTCTACTACGGCTACACTTGGAGCCGCAACGACTGCATATACTACAACTGGCGAAGTGGCAAATAGCGGATCTTATACTGCTGGTGGAGGAGCTTTAACAAAAGTTGCACCGACTACTTCAGGAACAACAGCTCTAACTGATTTTTCAGATATAAGCTTTACAACGGCTACAATTACTGCAATGGGTGCGTTAATTTATAACGACACTAATAGTGATAAAGCCGTAGCGGTTCTGGATTTCACAAGTAACAAGACTTCTACTTCTGGTACATTTACTGTAACATTTCCAACGGCAGATGCTTCTAATGCTATAATAAGGATTGCATAATGGCTCATGTCGTTGCTGATCGTGTAAGAGAAACCACAACTACTACAGGCACAGGAACGTATACGCTTGCAGGAGCCGTAACTGGTTTTGAAACTTTTGGTTCTATTGGCAACACTAACACGACATATTATTGTTGTACTGACGGAACCAATTTTGAGGTTGGAGTAGGAACTTACGCTTCTAGTGGCACAACTTTAGCTAGAACAACTATTTTACAATCTAGTAATAGTGATAGTGCTGTAAACTGGAGTGCTGGAACAAGGCAGATATTCTGTACGTTACCTGCTGAGAAGTCTGTTATTGAGGATGCAAGCAATAACGTATCTATTGCTGGAGTTCTGACCTCTACAGGATTAACAATAGGAAGTGCGGCTATTACAGAGGCTGAGTTAGAAATATTAGATGGAGCCAGTGTTACCACTACAGAATTAAATATTATTGATGGTGATACATCTGCTACAGGTACAACTCTTGCCGATGCAGATAGATTAGTAGCAAATGATGCAGGAACAATGAAACAAGTAGCTCTTACAGATGTAAAAACTTATTTAACCAGTGCAGGGTTTGCCACAGACGATCCCACCGCATTGGCTATCGCTTTGGGCTGATATAGGAGTATGACATGGCTAATACCTTCAAAGTTGTAACATTTGCGGCAGAGCCAAACGCTGCTGGAACCCCATATACCGTCTATACTGCTGCAAGCAGTACCACTACAGTTATCATTGGCTTAATACTGACAAACATACATACTTCTCAAGTTACAGCGGAGGTAGAACTTGTAAGTGATACAGGTAGTAGGGGTGGAGCAAACAACGTAACTAATGGCACATCGTTCTTAGCAAAAGATGTACCCATACCTGCTGGATCATCATTAGAATTATTGTCTGGAGGTAAAGTTATTCTGGAGACTACAGATGCTATTAGGATCGACTGTTCCGTAGCTGATAAACTGTCAGGAACCTTGAGTATTATGGAGATTACTTGATGCCTTATATTGGTAATGAACCAGCCGCAAACTTTCAAACACCTCCAGCCGTAGTCCGTTTTAGTGGTGATGGCTCCGATACGACCTTTGATCTTGGCAGAACTATAGGCTCTGTACAAGAAATACTGGTGTCTGTGGATGGTGTTGTACAAGATAGTGCCGCATATACTGTACCAGATGGTCAGACGCTTACATTTACTGCGGCTCCGTCTAGTAACTCTGGTAATAATATATTTGTGTATTTTCTTGAGCTTGCAGGTGAGTCTGTAACTCCTGCCGCAGAGAACAAGGGTAACTTTAAGCATGGCGGTATGTTTAGAACCAATGCTCAGTCTATGACTATTAATACTACTATTACTGCTACTGAAAATGCCACAGCTACAGGCACATTAGGTATAGCATCAGGAGTAACACTAACTATCGAAAGTGGTGGGAGGCTAGTAGTACTATGAGTACAGTAAAAGTAGACACAATACAGACTACTGGTGGTGTTTCTGAAATAGCTATAGATAAACTCAAGGGTGTATCTTCTGCTAGTTCTATAAGTGTTGTAGCGGAAGGTGGCACTACTACTACGAATATGCAACAGGGTTTAACAAAAGTGTGGGCAAGGGTAGACCAAGTTGGCACACAGGGCATTGATGATAGTTTTAATTTGACTAGCATTACTGATACTGCAGTTGGTTTTACAACCTTTACGTTTGCAAATGATATGAACAACGCTGTTTATGCCGTTACTTCATGTGCTGAATATAATTCACTGCAAAGTATTTCGGCTCAAGCTACTGGAAGTGCAGGTATTGCAATTATGAACGCTAGTAGTGCTTATGAAGATAGAGATATGCTTTCTATAAAAGTATCAGGAGACTTAGCATGAGTACACTTTTACTAAACACATTAACAGGCAAAACCTCCGCAGGGTCCATCGTGGTGACAGGCGAAGGTGGTTCTACAACTACGAATTTACAGCAGGGGTTAGCAAAGGCAAGAGCACAACACGCGGCAGGAACACTTCAGTCTGGTTCTCTTAATCACAGTAGTATAACAGATAATGGTGTTGGTATATTTACACATAATTTTACTAACAGTTTTTCAAACATACTTTATAGTCATGTAGGTTCAGTTACACATAACGCAGGTTCATCTTCAGCTATCTGGACATACATGAGATTTGATGGCTCTTCTAGTGATACAACTACAGGAAGCATAAAAGTTACTAGTGCCTATGTAGATTCAACAGCCAACAGAACAGATTATGACTTTTCTTTTGTTGATTTACTTTGTTTTGGAGACTTAGCATAATGGTAGCACATGGAACAATAGCATTTGACACGCTCACAACGTCTGACCAAGTAAATACTGGCACTGAGAAGTCACTAGATACGAGTTATATATTTAATGGTACTCCTAAAGCATGGTGTAATTGGGCTACAGCGGCTAGTTTCTCTATATATGATAGTTTTAATATAACTTCTTTAACGGATAACGGAGCAGGAAACACAAAGCCTGTTTTAACTAATATTATGGCTAATGATGATTATGCCTATATTGGATTTTGTAATGAAACAAATTATATGGGTAATAATGATGAAAGAACAACAGCTACATTTAAACTTTTATCTCAAAATAGTAGCCACTCTAATACTGATTGTTCAGACAATAATGTTGCAGTACACGGAGATTTAGCATGATAGAAACACCAAAGTTTCAAGGCACACACT